CAGAATTAAACGAAATACCTCTAGTGTCTGGTCAAGCTGAATATGCAGTCGATGCAGATGTTAACGATGTATTAGAAGCTTATGTATCTTCAAGTGCAGCAGCATCAGATGGTGTAAACACACAGGATGTTTCTTTAACTAAAATTGATAGATCAGCGTATGCTGCGTTACCTAATAAATTAGCGTTAGGGCAACCGTCACAATATTATGTAGATAGACAAACTACTCCAAATATATATTTATATCAGGCACCTGATTTAAACACATACAACACATTAAAGTTTTATGTAATTAAAAGAATTGAAGATGCTGGTGCATACACAAATGATGCCGATGTTGCATATAGATTTTTACCGTGCATGTGCGCAGGGTTGGCTTATTACTTAGCTATGAAAAAAGCTCCACAGCTTGTACAACAAAATAAATTAATTTATGAGGATGAATTGAAAAGAGCGTTAGATGAAGATGGTCAAAGAACATCTACATACATCACTCCACAATCTTTTTATCCTAACGGAGTATAATTATGCCAAAATGGGCTACAGGAAAAAGATCACAATCAATATCGGATAGATCAGGAATGGCATTTCCATACACTGAGATGGTGAAGGAATGGAATGGTTCTTTAGTTCATTATTCTGAATTTGAACCTAAACATCCACAGATAAGAAGAAAGTACAATGTATCTGATGCAATAGCTTTACAAAATTCAAGAAATCAAAAGTTTCAACAACCAACCCAAGAATTTACAGATGATCAAACAATTTCTGATTCTGGTGGAATTACAGTCGGAGTTGCTAACTTATCCTTACCAGGAGATTTTGCATTTATTAATCAAGGAACATCAGCTATGACGCCTGCTGATCCTTCCCTACAAAATAGAAGAAGACAACTAGATGCACTAGTTGGTCAAGCGGAGGTTAGTATAACTTAATGGCAGTTACGTATGCAAATTTTTTAACACAAGTAAGAAACTACACTGAAGTAGACAGTAATGTTTTAACGGATAGTATTATTCAAGATTTTATAAGATCAGTAGAACTAGATGTTGCCGGTAAAGTTGATTATGATGATTTAAGAAAATATTCAACTTCTACATTTACTTCAGGAAATAGATACGTATCATTACCTGCAGATCTAACCATAATTAGATCTGTTCAAGTTATTGATGGCTCTACAAGAACTTTTCTTGAAAGAAGAGATACAAGTTTTATCTCAGAATACAACAACAATGCGGCTACAGGTTTACCTAAATATTGGGCTAACTGGGATGATTTTAATATATTTGTAGCTCCTATACCAGATTCCGCATACACTGTACAAATCAATTACATCACAGATCCACCACAGTTTACATCTTCCAACAATACATTTTTGTCTACTTATCAAGAATCAATGTTGTTACATGGCGTGCTTACTGAGGCTTTTAGATATTTAAAAGGACCGCAAGATATGTACAAGCTGTATGAAAGTAAGTATAATGAAGAAGTACAGAATTTTGCTCTTCAACAAATGGGGAGAAGAAGACGTGCGGAATATGATGATGGGGTGCCTAGAATTAAGATACCTTCACCATCACCAAATACGTAATTTTAAAGGAGAACAATTATGGCAATAACAACTAACGCAATTTGCAATTCATTCAAAAAGCAATTGTTAGGTGGTGAGCACGATTTTGATTCAGGTGGAGATACATTTAAATTAGCAATGTATACTTCAGTTGCAACACTAGGTGCATCAACAACTAACTATTCAACATCAGACGAAGTTTCATCTTCAGGCTATACTGCAGGCGGTAAAGCTTTAGTTAACAGCGGTGTAAAAGTTTCATCAGGAGTAGCAATTACTAACTACGCTGATTTATCTTTCACTGGAGTTACACTAACAGCTAGAGGTGCTTTGATTTACAACACAACTACTGACGGTGGTACAGGCACTACTGAAGCAGTTGCTGTATTAGATTTCGGTGGAGACAAGACTGCAACATCTGGAACATTTACAATCCAGTTCCCTGCATTCACAACTTCTGCTGCAATCTTAAGAATTGCGTAATTAAGGAACTAAAATGATATGGCTACTGGATGGGGTAATAAAACATGGGGAGCATCAGATTGGGGAGACCTATCTGACGAAACCGTCTCAGTCAGTGGCGTATCATTAACCACATCTACAGAACAATCATCAACTGTCGCTAACGCAAATGTTGATGTAACTGGATCACAACTCACATTTACAAACGCAGGAGCCGTTGCAGGTGCATCATCTGATGTATCGGTCACAGGTATTCAAGCAAATCTTTCTATGGGAGAGGAAGATATTGCAAGAGGTATTCAACAAGATGTAACTGGCTCACAATTAACTACAACACCAGGTGCTGTCACTATTGATGATCAGTTTTTAATTGGTGCGGGTTGGGGTAGAGATGCTTGGGGAAGTTTAGCTTGGGGTGATGCATACTCAGTTCAATTAAATGGTATTTCATTAACATCTTCTATTGGAGATGAAACTGCATTTACAGATGTGGTTGTAGATGTGACAGGTTCAGAACTTACATCTACTTTTGCAAATCCTTCATTTTCAATTCAGATTGATCAAGATATATTTGTACTAGCTTCTGAAGATCAGTTAGATGCTGAAATTGGAACTATCGCAGATGTTACGGGCACAGCTACAGTAGATGTAACAGGTATCGAATTAACAAGTACAATAGGCCAAGTAATACCAGAACCAAGAATTGATATACCCGTTACTGGTATTTCAGCTTCAACGACTATTGGAGATATATCTCTAATTCAGTCTACTGTAGAACCTGCAACAGGACAAGAATTAACGGCTACCGCAGGTCAAGCAGATCAAGCCTCTAAATACCCTGTTAATGGCATAGAACTGACAGGTTCTGTAGGTTCTGTTACAGCTACTGGAGTAGCAAATGTAGTTGTCACAGGAATTTCAGCTTCTATTTCAGCTGGCCAAGTTAACGTTACCTCATGGCAGGAGATAGATCCGGGTGTAACGAATGTTTGGACAGAGGTTGATTTAGCTGCATGATTAAGGTAAAATTATAATTATTTAGGAGACAAAATTTATGACATCTAGTTATTCAACAGATCTAAAACTCGAACTAATGGTCACTGGCGAAAACGCTGGTACATGGGGTGATAAAACAAATACAAATTTAAATTTAATTCAACAAGCAATTGCAGGTTATGAAGCTGTAACAATTACAGATTCAGCGACTACTGCTTTAGTTATGTCCGATGCTACATTGTCAAATGCACGTAACATGATTATTAAGTTTGCAACTATAACTTTAACCGGTGCAACTACTGTAACAATTCCAGATGGAATTGAAAAATTTTACATCTTTGATTGTAGTGGTATAACTGATGCAAACAATCTTACAATAAAAACTGCTAGCGGTACTGGTTTCTCTCCAACTACTGCTGGAGCTGCAAGTCCAAAAATTTTTGCAGCTTATTCAGATGGAACTAACATCACAGAAATTTCTTTAAACACTTTAGGTGGAACAATTGCAACAGCTCAAATTGAAGCCTCAGCAATTACAACTTCATTGATTGCAGACGATGCTGTAACTTCTGCAAAAATTTCAGACAATGCAATTACAACTGCTCTGATTTCAAACGCAAATGTTACAACTGCAAAGATAGCTGACGATGCAGTAACCGCTGATAAACTTGCTGACACTGCAGTAACTGCAGGAGATTACACTGCAACAAATTTAACTGTAGATGCTCAAGGTAGAATTACCGCTGCTTCTTCAGGTGCTGGTGCCGCAAACTTTGCGACTGTCTTAATAAAAGCTGGACCTTCTTCAGGAACGTATACTGCTGACCCCACTGCTACAAAATTTCAAGCCTACCTGTATGGTGGCGGAGGCGGAGGCGGTGGATCTACCGAATCTAGAACAGGTGGAACAGGTGGAACTGGTGGATCTGGTTTTTTTTCTGGAGCAGTAACAGGAGGAACTGGTTATAGTTTCTCTGTTGGAGCAAGAGGAAATGGTGGAGCCGGACAATATTCAAATGCCCAAAGCGGTAATGCTGGTGGAGCTACTAATATTACAAACTTAGCAACTGCTAATGGAGGAGCCGGTGGACAAGGTGGTTATCCCGGAGCCAATCCAGCACCCCCAGCAAACCCTGGAGCTGCAGGAAGCGCACCTGGAGCAGATTCTACAGATATAGCTATAGGAGCTTTATTGGGTGATAGAACTATAGGACAAGGAGGAGCCGGTGGACAAAGAGGATATAATACTCCTGCACCCCCAACTGGACAAGCAGGAAGTGCTGGTAACGTTGGTGGATTAGTAATCTTTGAAAATGATGGATAATTAAATTATGGCATATATTATATACACACAAGAAAATAAAGTTTACAGAATAGCTGAAACAGATACGCACAAAGAAGCAATGAATGGTATTGAAAATTACAATGCTGTATCTATTTCTGATTCAGATTTTGCTAAAATTAAAAGAAATGAACTATCTGTAGGTGATTATGATTCAGCTAACTCTCAACATTCAACAACAGCTATAGATATTACAGGATCTTTAGATGGTGATGGAAATGCCGTAGGGACTGTTTATGATGAAAATTCTCTTACTTCATATTTAAAAGATATTAAAGATCAATTAAAAGAATTTGTTGAAAACACTGATAATAGTTCACATGTATTATTCACAACTTGTAATAATTATTTAAATTATTTAACATTAGATTTTTTTCCTGATCAACACGACTTTACAGCTAATCCTATATATAGTTGGGAAAAGTATTGCGAAGATAATTCTATATCATACTTACATCCTTTACAAATACCATAATATTATATAGAAATATCTACGTTTTTATGTAGAAGGTTTGTGTGGACATATTATCAAAAAAAATTGAATTTATTAGTTCAACTGATTATTCAGAAATAATAAAAAATAATAAAAAATTATTACCTGAACCTATAAAATTTAATGTACCTAATTGGTATAAAAACTTAAAACATAATATCGATATGAAAACAGTAAAAGGTTGTATGCCTTTTTTAGACACATTGACCTCCGGATATGTTTTAAAATTTCCTACAGATTATTTTGTAAATCACAATTTTATAAATGAAGATGAAAGAAAAACTTATTCTGAATCTTCATTAAGTGAAAATCCTTTTGTAAGATACGCAGAAAACATACACATTAACAAAAAACTTTCAACTCATTCACCAAGCCAATTAAAAGGATCTCCTGAAATTAAAAAAAATTTAAATTTACCTGTACATAAAATTATTAATCCATGGGTTATAAAAACACCACCAGGATATTCTTGTTTGTTTTTACCACCTATGAATAACACTGATGATAGGTTTTCTATAATTCCTGGTATAGTAGATACAGATACTTTTGAAAATGAAATAAATTTTCCTTTTATTATAAATGGAGATAAATACCCTATATTACAAACAACCATAAAATTAGGAACTCCTTATGTTCAGGTAATACCTTTTAAAAGAAACGACTGGAAAATGAAAATAAATTTTGTTAAAAATAAAAATTTAATAAAAACTAAAATAAGTTTTTTTGAAAACATAATAGATAATTATAAAAATAAAATTTGGAAGAAAAAAAAATGGACTTAAAATCTATAAGTAATATTTGGGAATATATTCACATACTTGATAATGTCATTAAAGAGAAAAATTTAGAAATATTTTTAAAATTATGTCAGGAACGTAAAGAATTTGACGATGGTTATATTATGAGCAAAGGGACTCAAGAAATTAAAGATACAAATATAAGAAACGTAAAAATTTGGCACCCAAATAGTATAAGTGGTTCTATGACTGAAGCACATTGGACTGGATTTTTAGTCAATATGTTTAAAAAAAATTTAAATAATTATAGTCAAAGTATGAACATGGATGCGGACAAACATAAGCTTAATGAAATACAAATATTAAAATACACAAAAGGAGGTCATTATAGGTTTCATAGTGATAGCGGTCCTGTGAATTCTAGAAGCGTGAGTTTAATTTATTTTGTTAACTCTGATTATGAAGGGGGCGATTTGTGTTTTAAAGATATAAAAAACAACCAAGAGTTAACAGTAGAAAAAAAAAGAAATAGGTTAATAATATGGCCTAGTAATTTTATGTATCCACACTCCGTTAAACCAATTACGAAAGGAACAAGGTATTCAATTGTAGCATGGGCAGTTTAAAAAATTTTAAAATAATAAAAAACTTTTTAAATAAAGATGAAACTAATTTGATAGCGAAGTATTGCGAAATAGCACATAGAAATAATATAAGAGATTTTGATGATAGTATAAATAATGCAGATACTTGTTTTTATGGTGACTATTTAGCGGAATCATTACTTTTAAATAAAAAAAATATTATAGAAAAAGAAAGTAATTTCAAATTACTACCTACATATAGTTATTGGAGAACGTATACAAAATATGCTGTTTTAAAAAAACATAAAGATAGACCTGCATGTGAAATATCAGCTACAGTTTCGATAGCTAATGATGGAACTGATTGGCCTATTTTTATGGGTGATAAAAAAATTATTTTAAAACCAGGCGAAGCTGCTTTATATAGAGGATGTGATGTAAGACACCATCGAGAAGAATTATTAGGAGATTATCAAACACAAATTTTTTTGCATTATGTAGATGCTAATGGGCCACATAAAGAATGGCATCGTGATAAAAGAAAGTATTGGGGATTAGGAGCAGTAAATGGTATTTAATCAAAAAGAAGACGGATCTTGTGATATTGAATTTACTGAACAAGAATTAAAAATAATTGCAAAACATAAAAAAATTTTTTTACCTGCTGAAGGACTACGTCATTTCGGAAATGCTTTAGTAAAAATGGTTGCAGATTGGAATATGCATTTTAATAAAGATGTAAAAGAATTACTTACTGATAGCAAAACAGTAGTTGAAGGTCAAGAACCTAAAAATAAAGATGATTCAAGTAGAAAATAATTTTTTAAATAATAATAAATTTTTTGAAATTCAAAAATTAATTTGTAGTAGCAAGTTTCCAATTTTTTTAACAGCTGATTTAAATGTGCTGACACATAAAATAATTGAAGTGGTTGATGAAAAAAGAGAATGTAGTTTATTTCTACAACCTTTAATTTCAAATTTGTGCCATAAATTGAGAGTGAGCCAAGTAATAGAGTCTAAGGTTATTTTACTTCTTAAGAACAAAGAAAATATTTGTTTAAACACAAGTAAAAAAAATTTAAATGAAATATCTTTGAATGACAATTCATTAAGATCAATTTTGTATATAAATTCAAATGATGGGTTTACTCAAATATTAGGGAAAGATAAAATTGTTTCTGTACAAAACAGGCTTTTAACTTTTTCTTCCAATATACCTTACGAAGATAGTACGCCTACAAATACACAATTTAGGATACTTTTAGAGTTAGTCTACACTTTGTAAAACTCATATGGTATAATTCTACATGCCTTTAACAAATGTACAAATAGCACCAGGATTTAACAAACAAGTCACGGAAACAGGAGCAGAAGGTCAGTGGACTGATGGCGACTTTGTTAGGTTTAGATATGGTTTACCCGAAAAAATAGGTGGTTGGGAGCAACTTGTTAATTCATCATTGATAGGTGCAGCAAGAGAACAGTTTGTATGGGCTGATTTAGATGGTCGAAGATATGCAGCAATAGGGACAAACAAAGTTTTAATTATTTATTATGAAGGAGCTTTTTATGATATAACTCCTTTAGGCACAGCTTTAACTGGTTGTACATTTGACACTGTAAACACTTCAGCGACAGTTACAGTAAATAAAGCAGCACATGCATTACAACCTGGGGATCTTTTTACATTTACTTCAGTGACACCTCCCGTAGGTGCTGGATACGTAGCTTCAGATTTTGAAACAAATACTTTTCAAGTAGTCACTGTTCCAGATAGTGATTCTTTTACTGTTACAATGGCTAGCGCAGCAGGGACAACGGTTAGTGGAAGCGGATCTGCAACAGTCAATCCGTACATAAGTGCAGGTGCTTTAGGTTTTACTTACGGCTTTGGTTGGGGAACAGGACTGTGGGGCGGAGGTCAACAAGTATTTGGAACTTTAGATGGAGCTTTATTAGATGACACCGCAGGTACTGGAGGTGTTGGGACATCAATTACACTAACATCAACAACTGGATTTCCAACTTCTGGAACAATAAAAGTTGGCGCAGAATTTATTTCTTACACAGGTATATCTACAAATGATTTAACCGGTATTACGAGAGATGTTGCAGGCACTAGATCTGCTCATGCGTCTGGATCCGGTGTTGAATATTATACTGGTTGGGGAGAAGCATCTTTAGCTTCTACCTTAACGATAGATCCTGCATCTTGGTCTTTAGATAATTTTGGAGAAAAATTAATTGCGACTATTAAAAATGGTCAAACATTCGAATGGAATCCAATCAACTCAAACCCTAATGCATTAACTACAAGAGCAACTGTTGTAAGTGGTGCGCCTACAAGATCTGTTATGTCATTAGTTTCAGATAGAGATAGACATTTACTTATGTTAGGGACTGAAACTACTATTGGTTCTCCAGGCACTCAGGATAAAATGTTTATAAGATTTTCTGACCAAGAAAATATAAATGAATACGCACCAACTTCAGTAAACACTGCAGGTACGTTTAGATTAGACTCTGGAACTAAAATTGTTGGAGCTGTAAAAGGAAAAGACTATACATTAGTTTTAACTGACAATTCAGCTTATGTAATACAGTTTGTTGGTCCACCTTTTACTTTCTCCATCAGACAAGTAGGTTCTAATTGTGGAGCAATTGGACAGCACTCTATAAAATATGTAAATGGAGCTATATATTGGATGGGTGAATCTGGTGGTTTTTTTGTTTATGATGGTACTGTTAAATCTTTACCTTGCCTGGTTGAAGATTTTGTATTCACAAACAAAGGAGATAATCTTGGAATTAATTATCAAAACGGTGAATCAGTATACGTAGGACTAAATCATTTATATGAAGAACTTACTTGGTTTTATCCGAAATCAAGTTCATCCTTTAACGATCGATGTGTTACTTACAATTATCAAAGTAGAACATGGACAACAGGATCTTTAGCAAGAACTACTTGGGTAGATGCTAATTTATATGATGTGCCCTATGCAACGGAATTTAATTCAACAACAACACCAACCTTTCCTTTAATACAAGGTGTAACGAATATAAACGGTGGGACTATTTATTATGCTCACGAAGTTGGAACAGATCAGGTAGATACTGCAGGTAACAAAACAGCTATTCCTGCTTTTATACAATCAGGTGATTTTAATTTAGGTGAAGGACAAGTGTTTATGAGTATGAGAAGATTTGTACCTGATTTTAAATTAATTACAGGTGATGCAGAGATAACAATAAATTTAAGAGATTACCCGTCTAATAATGCTGCATCGTCTCCTTTAGGACCGTTTACAATCACGGGTTCAACTGATAAAGTTGATACACGTGCAAGATCTAGGTTTGCTAGTTTAAAAATAGCTAACACTTCTACAGATCAAAACTGGAGATATGGAACTTTTAGGGCTGACGTACAACCAGATGGAATGAGGGGTTAATGGATCCAATAACACAAAGAATTTTAGACCAACAAAGAGCTATAACTCAAGATCCTAACTTTAATAGCTATGAACCATCTAATGTAAATGGTATTGCAGCTATTAACACTGCACCTGTTAATGAAAACCTTATGGTTGAAAATAATCTTGTCGGACAAATGCCACCTATAGATGTTAAGGGGTTAGCAAAGAATGTTAGTAAAAATCTAATCACCGATTCTGCTATTAAAAAATTAGGACTTGATGGATTAAAAGGGAATATTTTAAAATCAGTTATTGCAGGAAATAATCTTATGGGTTTTTCTAATCCTCTTACAGCAGCTTTTACAGTAGGTTCATTATTACCAGACTCAGCAAAAGGACTTGCCGGTATTTTAAGAAACAATAGAGCACAAAAAGCTATCGAAAGAGATATTATCAGAGACATGCAAGGACAAATAACTACAAGTAGTCCACGTATTACAAACATGCAACCTACCAATCAAGATAGAGGTAGAAATGATAGACCAGGAGGAGCAAACAACACAGCATCAAGTAGTCCATCTAGAGGTACAAGTGGTTTTAATTCTTCGGAGCGAGGAGCAGCATTACATGGCTAGAGTAGATATAATAATACCTGAACCCACTCCTCAGTACACAGAAGAAAACCAAAGACAGGTAACACAGTCTTTAAGAACGATGCAGGATAAGTTAAATACATCATATCAAGAAGAATTAAAACAAGAAGTTGAGAGAATGAGTTGGTATAGTATAAGATTTGGTTGCTAATGAGTGATTGTAATAATGTTAATACAACAGGATCAACAACTCCATCATCTGCAGAGATAGATTTTTTTCTTGCAGTTGCTAAAGGTGATTTCACTGGTTACACAAATGTTTCTAAATTTGGTTCTAATCCAGATATTAAATCATCAGGGTTTGAAACTATTTGGGATGGAAGTAATTTATATCCATGGCCAACAAGTGCTGATACTTTAGATGTGGTGAGCGATGATGCAAACGATGATGACGGAAGCACAGGGGCTAGAACTATTGAGATACAAGGACTAGATTCTTCTTGGAACCTCTTAACAGAAACAGTTACTATGGATGGTACAACTACTGTTACAACTTCAGGAAACTTTCTAAGAGTGTTTAGAGCAAGAGTAGTTACAGCAGGATCAAGTGAAACTAACGAAGGAACAATTACTATGAATCACACAACTTCTGGAGATTTACTTGCACAAATTAGTTTTAACACAATTGGACAAGGTCAAACATTGATGGCTTTGTATACAATACCTGCAGGTAAAACTGGATATATTATAAACATTAATTTTTCATCTGCAAAAGATAGTGAACATACTTTTAGATTAATGACTAGAGATAACACTGTAACTGACGCTGCATGGAATGCTAAAGAATATGCATCAGCTAGAGGTGGGTTTAATAACTGGAGAAAGTTTGCAATCAATAAAGTAACAGAAAAAACTGATATTGATTTTCAAGCAATTGCAAATAATGCATCAGCATGTAATGGAGGATTTGAGTTAATACTCATAGATAACTAATGGCTAACTTTTACAACAACTCATTCTATGATCCAACTGGCACAAGTCCTGAAACTGTTTACACAGCTCCATCAAATGCAAGGGGTATTATACAAAACATACAAGTAACTAATGAATCAGGAAGTAAAGTAGTAAAAGTGGCTGTAACAGATTCTTCTGCTTCTACAACATACCAAGTGGCTTATGCAAGTATCACTGGTCCTACTATTTGTAATTTAGCAAAAGGACCTATTATTTTAGAAGAAGGAGATTCTATATCTATTGAAACTTCTGATATATCTGGTGTAAGTGCAACGCTATCTATATTAGAAATATCAAGAGAAGATCAGAATGGCTAGAAAATTTAAAGATTTTGTAGAAAGAGATAAACCTAGGAAACGTCCTGGCCGTCATAAAAAAAGACTTAACAAAAATGAAAAAAGAGATTATAAACCATACAACAAACAAGGAAGAAAACAATGAGCGATCTCGTAAAAATACCTGCGGAAGCAAAAGAGATTATCAAACACAAAAGAACAGGACAGGTGTATGCTACTAAAGCTGATTTTGATGCTGATGTTGCTGATCCCAACACTGATACTTCTGTGGATGATTTTAGACAAGACCTCGAAATAAAGGTGACAAAAGTTTCTATGGGTGCTAAAACAAAAGAATAATTTTTTTATTCATGATAATTAAACAAGTAGAAAATTTTTTTCCAAGACTTGAATTAATTTTACCTGAAATTAAAAAAATAAAACTATATAATCAAAAAGAATTTAACAAATTTGAAGAAACCAGTGATAATTGGCCAGGTTTTAGAAGTTTAGAGTTTAGACGAACTAATGTTTTTTTGTATGAATTGATTAATAATCTAATGTTTACAAAAAAAATGATAGATAAAGGTTCTTATGATATTACGGCTTTTCTTCATTTAAGGTTAGAAGAACACAATACTCAAGATTGGATACACAAAGACCCTGCATTGTTTACAGCTCTTATTTATTTATCTGATACGAATTTAAATTCAGGCACTTACATATATGACGAAAATAACAATGTAATTAATGATATTAAATGTGTGCAAAATAGATTTGTTATTTTTTCAGGAGATTATAACCATAAAGGTTACGGACATCATGGAAATAATGTGCAAGATGGTAGGTTAACTTTTAATATATTTATAGATAATGTTTAATTTAATTGATAGTTTTTATGACCAAAATGAACTTGGATTAATAATAGTAAATTTGATAAATATGCATTTTAAAGCTACGTATCAACCATCAGTAGAATATCTTGGTGGAGATAGAATGTTAGGATATCCAGTACACGAAACCGATCCTTTTGTTAATTATGAGCCTAAGTGTCCCTATGATATTTTTATCAAAACTTTCATAAAGAAAACTAATATTAAACCTTTATATTTAAAAACATTTTTTAGAAAAACAAAATTATCCGAATGTAAAGAATCACCTTCATGGAAAAAATATAAACAACATCAAGATAGTTATGATTTTGATTTAGCAGGTTTGATATATTTTAACTCTAACAGTTTAAAAGATGGAACATTTTTTTTTAATTCTAAACATGATTTTGAGCCAACGGGTATTATAGGTTCTAAAGCAAATAGGTGTGTTTTTTACTCCGCTGAAACCTGGCACGCACCTACTATGGAGCAAAGTGTAGAAGAAAGATGGACACAACCGTTTTTTATAATATATAAAGAACAAACTTTAAAAAAATTTAAAACAAATAATGAAACCTAGAGGAGCCACTGAGCTACAAATGGAAATGCTACACAAGCATGTTTCAAAAGAACTGCTTGACCAAGTACAAATATGTACTTCTATTCCAGGCAAGGTTCCAATTGATCCAAACAAACTAAACATTCTTTGGCAAAAAAATTCTTGGGATCAACCTAATCTACAACCTTTTTTTAGAAGTAAAGAAAGACACAAAGAATATGATTGGTATGTATTTAATAGTCATTGGAATTATGAAAAATTTAGATACGCTTTTGATATTCCAACCGATAGATCAGTCGTTATTAAAAACGGAATTGAAACTTTTCCAAAAAGAAAAATTTACCAAAAAGGTGATCCAATAAAATTAATTCACCACTGCACACCATGGAGAGGTTTGAACGTGGTGCTTAGAGCTATGCAAGAAATTAAAGACTCTTCTATTAGTTTAGATGTTTATAGTTCAACACAAGTTTACGGTGATGAATTTAAAAAACAAAATGATGATCAATTTAAACCACTATACGAACAAGCTGAACAATTATCTAATGTAAATTATATTGGCTACAAACCGAATGAATACATAAGAGAAATAATGCCAAGTTATGATATGTTTGTATATCCATCAATATTTGAAGAAACATCATGTGCATCTGCTTTAGAGGCGTTGGCTTCTGGTGTTCATGTTATCAGTAATAATTTTGGTGCTTTATATGAAACATGTGCTGAATGGCCAGTGTACGTTAACTACTCTACAAATTACGAAACAATGGCTAAGGATACTGCAGCAGCAATTGAAGTAGCAGCTGGTTATTTACATGAATCATTCATACAAGAGCATTTAGAAGAACAACAAAAATTTTATAAAAGATTTTACAACTGGAATAAAAAGGGAATGGAATGGGCAAGCTTTTTACAAGGAGCCTTAAATGCAAGAAAATAAAACTTATGTAAATGAAGATACCTACCAAACCCTAAAAGACCTACAGGTAAAACCTTTAAATACTCCTCAACCTTACGAGAAAAGTATTCAACCACTTTGGAAAACGGACAACGGACAACGGAAAAGTAAAATATCTTTGTTTGTTGCAACACCTGTACATAGCGATTGTTCAATTCATTACGCACAAGGATTGTTAGAATTACAAAAAATGTGCATGGAGAAAAAAATTGATGTGCAGTTTCAATTACTTAAATCATCCTTAGTTACACAAGGAAGAAATTTGTGTGTATCAGGTTTTATAGAATCTGGAATGACACATATGTTATTTGTTGATTCAGATATATTGATGAATGCAGGGTCTATTTTTAAAATGATAGACAGAGATAAAGATGTTATTTCAATTCCGTATCCACTTAAAACCTTTAATTGGGATAAAGCTTTTGATGCAATTAAAAAAGGTGAAGTAAAGAAACCATCTGATATTCACAAATGGACCAATAGTTATCCAATGAGAGTAGACGACACTAACGATATTGTGGTAACTGAAGGTGTAATAGAAGTAACACATAGTCCAACAGGATGCATGTTAATTAAAAGAGAAGTATTTGATAAAATGATCAAACATTATCCAGATAAAGGTATAGTTCAAAAGACAGTTATTAATGGTGAGTATGTAAATAGACCTCATCTATGGAACTTTTTTGACTGTATTCATGACCCCAAAACTAAGACATATTTAGGTGAAGATTTTAGCTTTTGTAAGCTGTGGAAAGATATAGGTGGTAAATGCCATGCCTTTATAGATGATCCGATTATGCATATTGGAGAGCATCAATATTCAGGACGTTTTGCCGATGAGTTGATAATACCTAAGTAAAATGGTAATATTAAAAACTTAAGATCTTAATTAGGAGAATTTATTTATATGGCTATTCAAGCATTATTACCTTACGCATTAGCAGCATATGGTGGTTATCAAGGATACAGGGGAGCAAAAGATGCCGGAGCATCAGGACTTGGAAGAATACTTGGTGGTATTACGGGTGCTTACACTGGTTATAATTTAGGAGCTATGGTTCCAGGAACAGTTCCTTATTCTCAACTAGGACAAACGTATGGTTCTACGATGCCTCTTTTAAAAAGTTTACCAGGACAACAAATTATAAACCCTTTATCAGCTAACACAATTACTCAAACTCAAAATCAAGGTGGAAGTCTTTTAGATATTTTAAAAAGACAATCTACAAAAGAAGGAGCTAAGCCGGGTGACTTAGAATTTAGCCCAGGAAAAGTTTCAGCTGCAATAGCTGCAGGAACTTATTTAAGTGGTGCGTTTGATCCACAACCAACAGATATTTATACACCGGGATACAATATGGGTTATTTAGATCTACAAGCTAATAGACCTGGCTACACTTATATAGATCCAACAACAGGTGAAGAAAAAGCATACGAAAAAGTATATGCACCTGAAGAAGCAGGTATAGGAGATCCTAGAATGGGTTCTTACTCTATGAATGTTAAGAGATTAAATACAGGTGGTATAGCACAAATACAAAAATTTAATGAAGGTGGTGTAAACTATCTTCCATCAAAAGTTTCTCATGACGAAAACGATGCTAATAATTATGTACGAGCATCAGGTTATGTTGAAGACGGATCTGGAAACGGAGATAAAGACGAAGATACAATGTTAGCTCAATTAGCGGACGGAGAGTTTGTAACAAGAGCAGATGGAGTATTAGGCGCTGGAATCATAGCTGGAGCAAATCCAAATAGTATGAAGGATATGAGAGAAAAAGGCGCTAAATATTTCTACGAACAACAAGCAAAATACAAAAGAGTATTTGATTTATTGAAGGAGAAAAATGGCGACAGCGAACAAAAAACAAATTAAACCATTAGTAAGTATTTTACCACTAGAGCCTAAAGACATAGAAAGATTTTGGCCGTTAGCTGAATTTATGATTACAGAAGCTTTAGCTTTTTCTGGTAAATACGCAGATTCTTCTTGGGTTATGGATGAACTTAAAAAAGATACTATGCAGTGCTGGATCATGTTTGGCTCAGATGAATTTGAAGAAAATAAAGTTTTTGGTATTTGTGTTGGTAGAATTGGTATAATGCCAAACTATAATCAATACGAAATAGTAATATGTACAGGTAAGAGAAGAGAACTTTGGGAAGATAATTTAATTACAACAGTAACAGATTTTGCAAAAATAAATAAATGTAAAAGAATGAGTATAATGGCCAGACCTGGTTGGGAAAAAGTTTCCAAAAAATGGGGATGGAAAAAGAAACACGTACAATTAGAGAAATGGATATAATATGAGTTTTTTTGGAGGAGGAAGATCACAAGCACCAGCAACACCAAGCTCACAAACACAGTTTGTTAGAGAAGCACCAGGTATTGAAGAACGTAAAATAGAATTAATGGACATTGCGAGACAAGTCGCACAAGATCCTATTGATTTACCAGACTATCAAGTTGCTCCTTTATCTGCTTTAGAACAACAAGGAATTACAGCTGCGGGACAGACAGGTGTTGGAGCACCAACTGTTGGTGCAGGTATTGGATCAATCTTAAACGCAGCAACTCCGGTTGGGCAACAACAAATTAGTCAATATTTAAACCCTTACCAACAATACGTAACTGACGAAATTGCAAGACAAGGACAAATGATGCAAAACCAATTAGGTGCCAAAGCTATCGGAGCAGGTGCTTTTGGAGGTGGTAGAGAAGGAGTACAACAAGCAGAACTTCAAGGAAGAACATTATCAAACATTGGTCAATCTTTAGCATCTGGATTTCAAACTGCATTAGGAGCAGCACAAAGACAACAACAAGTAGGATTAGCTGCAGGACAACAACTAGGACAAATGGGTGCTCTACAACAACAAATGGCACAAGGTGATATCAATCAATTAATGGGTGCAGGCGGTGTTCAAAGACAACTTGCACAACAAGCACTCGATGCACAAAGACAATCTACATTACAACAACAATACGAACCTTATCAAAGAGCTGAATTCTTAGCTAACTTGTATGCTGCAGGGCCTAAGTCTTCTTCTCAAGTTACCATGGGAACACAACCATCTACTAGTCCATTAGCTCAAGCTGTTGGTACTGGTATAGGAGCATTTACAGCATTTCAAGGCGTGAAACCAACCGGAACGGTTTAGGAGGTTCGATGTCACTTAACAAAATTTTAAACAGACCATTGTTTAGAAAAGAGGCACTTAGAAAAGGTGCGCTTAAGACTATCAATGCAAACGTAGGAGTTATGGTTGGGCAACCGACCACCGGAGCACAAGTTCCTGCTTTAAGAAAACCACCTACATTTATGGAAAGAATGTCTGTAAGCACTCCAGCAAAATTTGCAAAATCAATTTTCAATATTCCTTTTGCAGGTGGTTACTATGGTGGAGAAAAAATTGCAGAAGGTTTAGGTATTAAAAATCCATTATTACAAATGCCTTTTGGTATGGCTGGGGGTTATGCAGCAAGTAAAGCATTGCCTGCTTTAGCAGCGGCACCTGCAGGCATTTCTGCAGCCCTAATGGCAGGTCCTGCATATCTTATGTACGCAGGTGGTAAAGAAAAAGAAAGAATTGCAAAAATGAGTCCAGAAGAAAGAGAAGCTCATAGAAGAAAATCTATGCAATTTGGAACTGAGGGTTATTTAACTGATGAAATGTTTAATCAACAATTTAAAACAAAACCTATTGAGGAAAAAGTTGCAGAAGATAGAAAAATTATAAAAGGTAAACCTGGTTCTGGAAGACCAAGTTTAAATCAAACAAAAACATTAAAAGCTGAAGGCGATCCACTGCTACAGGACAACGTAGCTAATGCAGATGATATAGCAGATTTAGATGCAGTCCAAGAAAATGCTGTAAACATAGACAGCACAGGAATGCCTCCAGGACCTCCGGGTAGTACAGATACTTTACCAACAACTACCGAGGTTGTTGATAAGGATATGCCTGAAGCTGAAAAGAAAAATATTCAAAATCAAAACACAGCTCAAGGTAATAATGAAATTACTTTAGGTGGCCCATCAGATGATGTTGATTTTAATAA